TCACCTGGTTGTATTGGTGATGCTTCGTCTCTAACTCTTACACCTCTTTGTTTAAATCCTGCTGGCAAGTTTGATAGTGTACCTGCATCCAACAATTGACGGAGAGCAACGGTTGCAGTTCTGCTCAATCCGCCAATCATATGGATCAATCCAAATCCGTAGAATCCTAGTCCTGGCAGAAATTTAAAGTGGACAAAATATGGTATTCTATTTTTTCTTGGATCGTCAGGATTAAAGTTCCTTCTAATAGAAAGAACTTTTCGCGAACCTTCATCTACAGTTACAATGTATGGGAGCTTGATCCCTGTAAACTCTCCGTTCGCGTCCTTATCTTCGAAACCTTCTAAATCTAAATTAACATGACATTCTAACAAAGTGTAAACTGTTTCTGGTCTGCCTGTTTTTTTAGTACCTTCTAATTCTCTCTCTTTTGATTCAACTTCATTTTTAATTATAGATGGTGCGTTTAATTCTACATCAGAATAAAAACCACCTACTTGTTGTTTTCTTAAATCGTTTTCTGACATTTTTAAAACATGCATAATTGCTTCTGCATCATCTAAAGATGTGGCAGAATATGGTACGACTAAGTCATCAGCCGGTACAAATTTAGAAACAGCTCTACCTAATAAATCATCGTAATAAATTTTTTTAAATGTAGATCCTGCTAGTGGTAAGTGAAATAACATTTGATCAAACTCTGGCTCGTACTCAGACATTTTTTCCATAAGTTCGTAGTTCATGTATTCTTTCACTCTTTGCGCTTGTGCTTCTTTTTGTGGATCACTGTTACCAACAATCTGTGTTCTAATTGGTCCTTCTGCTGGTAATAATTCTTTGTAAGCTCCAGCTTGAAACTGTGTTACTGCTTCTGCTAGTACAGGGTGCGTGGCACCCGAAGCACCTTGAAAGGGCTCCGTTCTGTTTTCGTATTTAAATCCTAAAAGATCTAAACCGTCTGTGTAAGATTTTTCCCAATCTTTTCTAGATGCTTTGTAATCTGTATAGTTTTGAAATAATTCTAAACCGATTGGTTCTAGAATATCATCAGGTAATAATTCTGCTAAATTATCAAAGTGCGTTGGTTGCCCTTCGATGTTTACTTTGCTTGGGTCAAAATTTAATTCTACTCCACCATCATCAGTTGGATTAATTTCAACTGGTGGTTTGTTTGCTTCTTCTGCTTTTTCTATTTCAACTTGTTGGTCGGGTCCTTCTATTTTTACAGAGGTTCCCAACTCTGAAAGAGTCTTGTCAATATCTGCCATTATTTACGCTCCGTGATTGGTCTAACATTTTTTGCTACATAAGGCAACCCGTGTGGTGTTGGCCCTGATTTAGGTGGGGGTCCAGAACTAACGCCTGCTATAATACCGCCCTCAGCTTTTTTTGTTTTAAAAGGATTAGGTTGGCCGACCATATCTTTAGGTATGGTGCCTGCACCTGTCGCAACATTGGTTAAGTCAGGGTCTATTCCCATTTTTAATAATTCTTCTTTTGAATAAGTTTTACCATTTTTAGATAACAACTCTAATATCTCATCAATAGATTCTAAACCACCCTCCATGTCTCCTTCCTTCCCATCATAGTCTGGTTTCAAAGTATTTTCTTCATATATGTCTGGAACTTTTTGTGGTTTACCATCTTTACCTACTATTGTCTCAGGTGGATCATAAATTATTTCCTCTTTTCTAATGATACCATCCACAGTTTCATATTCACCATCACCAATATAATAACTAGCACCGCCCTCAGTGTCTTTTCTAATAGATATCTTACCTGTAGATATGTCTTCGTACATTGTATAACCATTGTAATCATAAACTTTTTGTCTCTCAATGGTTGCAGCTTTATCAGTTATGTCATCGCCTTTAGTCTTAATTAAGTTTACAAAGTCAAAAAAATATTTAGGCGTGCCACCTTTTGTTATAATTTCTGGTGCAGCTTTTGCAACTTTACCTGCTTTCATTAACTTATCTAATCCTAAAAATTTAAGAATGGCTACTGCTCCCCCTGCTCCTGCCGCTAAAAGTATATCTCTTCGTGTCTGATCAACAGTATCTACAGCTAATCTTTTTTCTAGTTCTTCATTTACTTTTCTTGCAGCGGCATCACTTCCTACTATATTTCTAATTTGGTTTGCAATTTTAGGAAATGCTTTTATTAAGAAATAAGGTGTTGCTGGTCCAGGAATTTCTGCTCCAAGTTCTAGTATACCCCCTGTAGTTCTCTGTGGTCCCGTTCTTTCTGTTCTTGATTTTTCTAGCATATCTGTAAAACCAATTTTTTCTTTTATAGCTTTTGTAAGTTTTGGATCGAGAGTTTCCATTGCTCTTTTTAATTTATCACCTCTGCCTGTAGCAACGTCACTAACTAATCCTGTTACTGCAAACGGAAATCTAAATGCAAGTTCGGGTATGTTAGCCGCTCCAGATGCAAGTTCCTGTGCGTAGTATGGATATGCTTTTGGATTTGCGAACATAGTATTAAATGTTTGCATTAAAGTTCTATCTCCGTCATCGCCGTAAATCTGTTCTTTAAGGGTCTGCTTGTTTTCTTCTTCTAAATTTTTTATAAGATCTGGATTATCTAAAGCAGCTATAATCTGCGTAAAGATTGGATTAGGTGTTCCATCTTGAAAACCAACACGGCCACCTTCTGCCATATTTTCTTTAGTAAATCTTTCAAACAATCCACGCAGTATGCTTTTGTCTGGTTCAGGTGCTTCTTCAGCAGTTTTTATCGTGCCTTCTCCAAGTTGTTCGTTTATTTCGTCTTTTAATTTTAATGCTTCATATCGTTCTTTTGTTGGACCAGTAACATCACCATCAAGACCATAAAATTCTAAAGCTTTATTAAAATTTACGTGCTCACCTGTTTTTGAATTAAACATTACTTCTGGAGGTGCACCGTAAGATTTTTTATCAACAATTATTCTAATGCCTCTTTCTGTTAACCAATCATTTATTTCAGGTGAACTCTCGCCTTCTCTTTTAATATAAGCTTTTATCGATACAAGAAGATTGTTATTTTTTATAGTTGTAAAGTACCTGTTTGTTAATCTCTGTATATCAACTTCTCTTGTTGATTTATTTTTACCATGCTCTATGGAGAACGCTTTTTTAATGTCTTTTTCTAACTTTTCATTAGGTCTATCTACCTCTATTATTTTACCTTTATCGTCTCCTGTTTTAACTAGTTTCCATTTAAAGTCTGTAATTATTTGTGGATATTGTTCCTTAACTTCATCTAAAGTTAGCTCAGATAATATTTTGTTTACTTCAGATACTTTGTTATCTTGTATGTCAACATTAGATCTTTCCCACTCAGCTAATTGTCTACGACCCTCTGCTAATGTTTTCACTGACACAGTTCCGTGATAACTTGAATCTCTAAATTCTGGTCTATCTAGTTGAGAACTAATTAAAGGATCTTTTTGCAAAACTTGTATAATTTTAGAAACAGCTCCTTTACTAATGTTAAATTCTTTTGCTAGTTCTTCATAAGTTAGACCAGGAACTCCTTTTCGATTGAATCCAAAGTTTGCTCTTTTAATAAAGTTATTTATAAAAAAATCTCTACGTTCATCATTTTTAAAAAACACTTCATCCTTGTAAGTTCTTACAGTATCTAATTCTATAGCTTCATTTAATAATTTATTTCTATCCCTTTCCTTATATTCTTTGGTTAATTTTGTATCGACTGTTTTAGGAGTTATTAACATATAATCTTTATTAGGCAGTAAAGAACCTAACTCTTCAGGATATTTTTTAAAAATTCTTGCTGTATTGTGTCTCTCTCTACCTGTGTATTTTACCATTTCATTTAAAGCAGGATCTCTTCCATAAAGTTCTCTAAATTTATTTGCTGCTAATTTATGTAATTCATGGCTATAGTTTCCTGGTTTATTTTGATTAGGATCTCCCTTTAACGCTTTAGCTTCTGCCTCTTCCTTACCTATTTTGTATTTTTTAATTGCATCAAATATAATAGCTTCTTTTTCTGGGTCAGGTCTAAACTTTTCACTCTCCCCTGCTTTGTCTCTTTCACGTTTCTTTTTAGCGTACTCTTTTGCTCTAGCGTTATATTCTTCCACTGTTTTACCATATAATTTTTTTTCGCCTCCTTTTACTTTTATAGGAAATATCTGTGGGGACTTCGCTTCTTCATCAACAGTTAAACCTGGTAGTGGTTCTACTTTAGGTGGTTCACTTACAGGTATTTCTGGTTTTGTTTCTTTAGGTGCTTCTGTGCCTTTTTCTTTTAATATCTCTGGTGCTTTATCAAATCCTTTAAGTTTACCAAATTCTTTTATCTCTTCCTCTACGTCTGGTTGCTCACCTGGTTTAGTTCCAAAAGGCAGCACGCCTGTCATCTTACCAGATAGCTCTAAAGCTTTCTTCACAGTGTCAATTGCTTTAGGATTATTTTGTAAATAGGTAGTAATTGCTTGAGTGGTTGCTGTAACTCCAAGAAGACCAGCAATCGCTGGAACCATTCCAGGTGCTATAAATGGTATAGCAAGAGGACCTGCAAAGTTCTCTCTGTCCCCAACTTTCTCTCCTTGTATCACGCCACCACCTAACGCGAACCTCTCTCGCATTGTAGGCTCTAAGGATTCAAAACTATCGGTTGCTGGATTATATAAGTACTTCAACAATGCCTCCTCTTGCAAAATCAGTTTTACCATTCTTTTTAGGGAAAGGTATAATCTCACCTGATAATTGTTCATCAAAAAATTCTTCTGGCATTAATTTTGCTTCTTCTATAATTTTATTTATCGCTTCAAGTCTTGCAGACTTTTCTTGATACTCTCTGTAAGGTAACGTGCTAGAACCATCTTCATCAACTAAAGATAATTGTGATTGAAGTTCGTTTCCTTCTTCTGCTAATTTATTAAGATCATCATTACTGTACTGAGTTAAATCTATTTTAGATTCAGGTGTAATCTCATTTTTAATTTTAACTAGATTAGCTCTTTTTATATTTTGATTTTTAATATCTTCTTTTGTTTTATAGAAAGGATTGTTACCATCTTCAATAGTTTTAATAACCTTGTCTACATCTGCAATCTGTTGATCTATCTCACCAGGTAGACTGTAGTGTTCATATGTATTGCCTGGTGCATTTTTATTTTTTGGCACAATGCCTCTTTTTCTAAATTCAAATCGATTTGGGTATCTTATACCTGAAGAACTAAAAGCATTTTCATCCATGTACTTTCCTATTATATCAAAAGCGTTGTCACCATAGTGATATCTAAATACTTTAATAGGATCGATGAAAGGATGATTACCTTTTTTCATAGCATCATAAATACGTGGTCGAACTGATATGGTTCCTGCTTCAATCTCATCTTTTAAAAATTGTCTTGTTAAAGATCTATACATAGCTTCGTCAGGGCCATAACCTTTACCTTGATATAAATTTTTTACTCTAGTTTCATTATTTGCTTTTGCTTTGCCTGATTTCATATCTTCTATTTCTTTAATAGCTTTTTCCATTTTTTCTAATGATTCGTTCATACTTTTAAAAATGCCTTGATCTTTTATGTATTCTTCGTCAAGACGTTTCTCAAGAGCTTCGTTGCCAGATTTTTTTCTATTTAAGAAATTAGATATAAAGTCTTCATAAATTTTTTCTGGTTCTTTACCTGCATCTATTAAATTATCACCCAACTGATTTACTTTATCATCTAGTTGCTTATATATTTTTAAATTGTAAATAATATTATCTAAATCTTTTCTACTAATGGCGAAGTTATTTTTTTGTGCTATATTCATTTGATCAATCATACCTTGTTTAATAAATTCTTTCTCACGTCTAAATGTACTATATAGACTTTCTGTTGTGCCATCTAATCCTTGTAAAACAAGATTAGATTTTAATGGGTTTGATATTTTACTATTAATAAAATTAAGTTCGCCTCTTTCTTTTCTGGTTGCTAGTTTTTTAGGAATAGATGATCTCTTTACAGGTTTGTTTAATCTATTTAGGTTAGTTAAATAAGAATAAGCTTCGCTGTATAATTCAGAATACTTCTTAACATCCATGTCAGAAGAATCTCCACCTTCTTTAATAAAACCTCTTTTCTCGGCCAACCCTGTGGCTAGAACGTCTGCATTATATTTTGTATCACCCTGTGCATAACCTGGCGACACGTCATCGCTAACTTCGATAACATCGTCTGCTGCTTTAGGTGTTTGAAAGACTTCAGGAGATTTAGTCTCAGGTATTTTAATTTTGTCTTTAGGTGCTTTAACACCTGTTATAGACTCAGCTAATTCTTTTGCTAGTTTCTCTGGTAGTCCGCTTTCTACAAAATACACATAAGCTTCTAAAAATTTTCTCATTAATAATACGTCCTCTTACGCTTGGGTTTATTTTCATCAATGTAATCTTCAGGGTGTCCGATTAGTCCACCTTGTCTGAATCGCATGATGGCTTGTGTTGTAGAGTCTACCAAATC